AAGTAATACTCGATTTGATATTCATTATTGGTGTAGTGCCAAGTGTTATCCGCACCGAACGTCGTTTGACCATTTCCCAAATACGTGAGAAACGGAGGGTTGACGGGTTTCCTAAAGTGCGAATAAGCACAAGGCAGACCGATTGATCTTAATGTGTCTTGGATCATAACTGTGCCTCCGTAAGTAGGTCGAGAAGATATTCCTCTGCTCTGTCTCTCGCGTTCGTGATATGGTTGTCGCCTTCCTCACGTCCGTATGTACCGAACTGATTGCGGACGATATGCCCATTGTTCAAGAGGTGCGTAAGACGTGGGTGGGTCTTGTTGTATATGACTCCGTCGAAGCCATACTTGAGACGTTTAGTCCTAACCGACCACCCTTTCTTATATTCTCCCGTGAGTACGGGGGAACTGTTGACGACATCCTGCTTCGCTTTCTTCATCGCCTTTGACATACATTTGAAGAGGATTTCATTGCACTCGGTAT